AATAAGGATCACTTACCATGCAGCCGTGGCGCAACTCAATGCGGATTAATCCACTGTCACCGAACGCTATAGTAAGCTTTGTACCTGACTATAAACCATTGTACCACATTTCCCGAAAAATGTCAATCTTTTCATGGTTTTATCCTCCCATATAATGAATTATTAAACCTAACAACATTATTACAAAACATATATTGCAAAACGCTACACATAAACGATCACAAAACTCACTCATAAATCAGCCGCTTTCACGAACACACCATTCACCATTTTACCATTCCTATCCTTAATTTCTTCATAGCTATCAGCAACACACTTTTCAATGTCAATTCCAATCTGCATAGAAAGAATTGTCAACACAACATATATATCACCAATAGCATCCATTGTTGCTACAGGTTGATTCCTAGCCATAGCCGCACATAATTCACCGTATTCCTCACCTAATTTTAACATTTGTTTGAACGGATCAGCATCACCTAATCCACGATCAATAGCCCATTGCTCAATCTGTTCCGTTAAAAGGTTAATTCCAGTTTGCTTACAATCAGCACATTTACATTTACATTCCATTACATCCACCCATCCCTATAATTATTATCGTCAGCACGTCTACAACTTCCCGGACAGCCACAATCAACATTACATTCTCCCACATAATTTTCAGCATACTTTTTCCAAACCTTAGCAACACCATTGGCATGAACACAATCTTCCAGCGTTAACGAACGTCTAAAATGATTGTTCCATCCTAAATCACCGTTGCAAGCTTCATCGATAATCTGAACATAATAAAACGACTCACACAATGCATTAAACCTTTCATCCTGTTCCATACTGTTCCACACTGTTCCATTCCTCCCTATTTTATCGTAAATTCCGTATCAACCAACACTACACCACCATTAACATGTTTCGGGAGCAGCTTACCCCATGACGTAAAGCCCACATTGAAATTGTCAAAGGTAACAAACTCCTTAACTCTGTCAGGCATACCAGCACATTTGACACTTAATTTTACATCCGTCTTATCTTGATTCCATAGCTCCTGCACATACGTTTTCTGTCTGATATATTTCGCTCTCTTAAATCCTCCTTCAAACTTCCAATAACCTTGACGCTTATCATCCACAATATCGATTATCGCTTCCGGTATTTCTGTACCTGTTAAATGTATCGAATCCGTATCACAATAGATGATCCTATCATAACACTTTTGTGCGGTTGTAATCGTGAAATATCTAGCCCATGATGTAATGAAAACCCCAACAGGCGTATAAACCGGATCACGAAATTCCTGCTCACCTGTCTTAAAACCACATGATCCATCATCTTTCAAGTACGGAATCTTACCTGTCACATCGGGATTTGTTGCAAACTTCCCATAAAGTGAATTAAGCATCAACTTAGCAAGCAATTTTATTGCCCCATCAGACGTATTTTTAATGTACATCCATTTGTCAATAAACTGCTTGAACAGCCCGTTCACTTTCTTAAACTTCCAGCCACCACAATATTCTACATCATACAGGTGGTAGTGCTCCCTCATTAGCTCTAAGTCTACATTGGTCACATATAATTCAACAACTTCGCCACCGCTTGTTTTCAAATATTGATTCTCTTTGAACATAACATTGTTCTTAATTTGAATCGTTGGAATACGACTCTTTTTAAGCTCAAACTCACACCGGATGACTTGGATATAAAGTGGATAATCTTCATCTGCTTCATATTCACCTTCAAAAAGAACAGGCAAACCATACGGCAAATCTCGTTCATACATTTGAGATGGATACAAACTATTTACATCAAATACTATTCCTTCACCGATTTCCTGATTGTAAAACCGATCATTTAACCATGTAAATCCTCCACGGTAAGCATGACGGATTTCACTATCCATATCCAAACTCAAAACTGGAAAATACTTTTCAAACAACTTTGTTGATAGAATGGATTTGAAACCTTTCAGACTATCGCTACCATTTGTCATGCGGTCAAGCCCTTGACCAAATTGGATATTCAACGCATCAGCTATAATTTCAATATCAATCTTAATATAAGTATATTCATCAGCGTCGATTTCGTATCCTATTGGACGAGGTTTATGATAATCAATTTCTCCCTTTGCAATTTCCAATCCGAAATCTTTAGCTATTTTCTTAACCGGAAACGGGAGTTTTTTCAAGCTATCATAAATGATAGTATGTAACTTATTTTTCCCTTTCCACCCATAACATATGTCTATCATGTACCACTGACCCATTGACGATATAACCGTATGGAATGTTCTAGCCCTTCCCGATTTATCCCATGTGTACCCATTCTTTAGCAGCCAATTTACTATAAATTCACCATCAAATCGAAGGTTATGGAAATATAGGTTTGCTTGACACATTTCCACAAATTCCATAAACTCATCTATAGAGTTTCCGATCCGATAGTTTTTCTTGTTGCCGATCTCCATCCAACCATAAGCCCACACTCTACAATCGTTTGGGTCGGTTGTGGTTTCAAAGTCGCACGAATATTTTTTACGAGACAATGGGTATCACCGTTTTTCACTGATTCTTACCCCTTCAAAAACCCTGTAAATCCCTGTCAAAATCACCCCTATCATACATGTCGAGAATCTTCTCCATTGCTCCTATTTGCTCATCATGCGACATGTGATTATACTGATTGGTATAATACGGCTCAAACTTAAATTCTTCATTCTGCAAAAATAACTCATAAAAATCCTCTGCTGGAATGGATTTCAACCGTTCAATTAGTTCATCGGCATCGGAGTTAAAAGAACGTTCCATTTTCAGCATGAAGTTTTCCTTCACAAGCTGCATTTTCTTATCATAAAATTCGCCGCTTGCTTTTTCTTCAATGGTCTTTTTCTTTTCTTCAAACGCTTCCCTTGAATGGAAGTTGTCAAAATCGAAATCTCTTACCGGAGCAATACCTGTCATTTTTTCGGGAGTTCTTAGCTGACTCATCACCTGTCCAACGGTTGTAATCTGCTTACCCTTTGATTTAACAGGCATCCTTGCTATTTCTTTAATCTTTTTTTCAACTTCCCTTTGAGCTTGTTTTGTTGCACGTTCAAAGTCTGCAATTTCCTTCTTGGAAGCAACAACACCATGCTCATTCTTAACGAATTGGTAATTCCGGTTTGCTACGTTTGTAAATTTTTTAACTTGATCCTTAAAAGCGTTGAAATCAGCACGACTCTTGATGTCTTCCAATTTCGGTATCGTGATTTCATTAGATAAGTCTATCCCGAATTTCTTTTCGGTTCTCCTGATTTTATTCTTAGCATTTCTCGCCAATCGGGAGTATTCTTTCCGATCATTTTTCGTAATGCGTATTGGTGGATGTCCTTCCATGTAATATCAATCCCCTTCAACCTAGCACGAAACCCTCTTTTCTCAATGCTCCGATAAAACGAAACATCTGCTATGGTTTCCATGTTCAGTAGATGTTCACCTAACACCTTTCTTGTTAATCGGTCCACTGTTTCTCTATTTGCTTTGAAACCTTCTAAAAATTTATGCATATAAAGTTGACTAGAAAAGAACAAAAACAACTCACCGTTAGTTACTGTATATTCACTTTCCTTTAGACTGTGGTAAATTCCTCTCTTTGTAGCTGGCACACTCTCACTCCTTAGTAAAACAGGGTAAGTTGCTCATTCAACTCACCCTGCTACACCAATTACATATTCAGTTATAGGTCGAATTACAGAACAGCACGAAGGTTCAAAAACTCTTGACCGCGACCGGATTTCTGTTTGATGATGGAAACTTTGACGCTCTCAACGCCCGTTCCAGCCATCAGATCAATGAGCTTTTCACCGGACTTTGCAACCGTATCGGATACCCCAGCGTATGTGATGCCCTCAGCATCGAACAATACGGTAACGGTTGCTTCTTGATTGGAGCCGTAGCTGTTGATGGTTTCACCGTATTGGAGAACGTCAACCACTTCAATGATTTCACCGTTCTCCATGTTTTTCAGCGAAACGCTGCTACCGGATTGAGCGTTAAATACTTTGAATTGTCCCTCTTTAGATGTTACGTCGAACGTTGCTTTCATTCTTTATCATTCCTTTTCCGTTAATGTGGTAGTGCTTGCTCATAATTTCGACAAATGAGCGATTGGGGAGCATGGACCGCATTAAGCGGATATTTCGGTTTGTTCTGTTTCTGCTGCTTCCTCGTCCGTTACAAGCGTTGCATATTTGATGAAATCAGCAACGTCCATTTTATAGACGTTTGTCGACGGCTCAACACCGAAAACCGTTACACCTGCACCATGGCTTTTCGTGATTACCTGTTGCGCTTTTTCCGCGCTGATGTTGCCAACCATAACAACATCATCCATTGGTTCGGCTTTCGGCATACCGTTTTCAACCACCATACGAGCAACTTTCACTGTTGTTTTTGTGACTTCTTTCGTCATTGTTAATCTTGCCATTCTTTTCTCCTCTTTTCTTTATGTAGAATGTTGAGAGACTTTGTAACCCCTTACTCCATCTCACATCTATTATATTACACTATCATTCCACAAATGTCAACAATTTAATAGATTTAGTTCTACATTTAATTCTGCATAACAAATATTCGACAAGGGACGTAAAATGTCCCTCTAAATATGGGTATTTCCTATTCAGCACATACTAGATATGGTATAATATGCTATAGAAAGGGGGTGAAACGACAAATGGCAATGAAACGGGAAGACCATGAAAATCTATTAAACGAGCTTTTACTGCCTGACATCGAACAAAGTAGAAAAACGGAAATTCTTCAATTGCTCCGTACTGATTACGGTGTGGTGCTTGCTGATGAGGACAATTTCAAAAAGACTACTGAAAAACTGACAAAGGATAATCAGGATTTAATCATTTCTAACAGTCAGCTTTTCAGGCAAATTGGTGTTCTCGGTGGCGATGAAAAAACCAAGCAAAAACAAGATGATAAATCATTCTCTGAAACTATCACTCTTGAAAGCTTGGAGAAGCAAGTTCATTAATGTTCCACGTGGAACAAATACAAGGAGGATTTTCGATCAATGAGAATCACAATTAAAGACATCAAAACGAATCTTGGCATCACTCAAACTTATGATATTGTCAACGCCATCCGTAACAGCAGCAGCGATATGTTTTCACAATATGTTCCGCTTGCTAATGCTGACAACGTAGCGGAAATTGGACAAGGTATCCTTATCAATCAAGCCGTTCAAAATGAGTTTGTTACTTCCCTTGTGGATCGAATCGGTCTTGTCATCGTTCGTGCTGTATCTCTGAACAATCCGCTGAAAAAGTTCAAAAAAGGCAGCATGACACAAGGACGGACGATTGAGGAAATTTTCACCGACATCACAAAGGCGAAAAAGTATGATCCGTTTGACGCTGAATCTACTGTTTTCAAGCGCACGATTCCAAACGTGAAAACACTTTTCCACGAACGGAATAGACAGGATTTCTACGAACAAACCATTCAAGATGAAAGTTTGAAATCGGCTTTCGTTTCGTGGTCTAATTTTGAAGGTTTCCTTTCCAGCATTATCAACGCCATTTATAACAGCGCTGAAGTTGACGAATACGAGTACATGAAACTACTCATCGACAACTACTATTCCAAAGGACTTTTCAAAGTCATTCCGGTAACTGCTCCAACAACGGAAACAGCAACAAAGGATTTTGTTAAAAAGCTACGTGCAACGGTTGGGCGCATGACAATTGGAACAGGTAGTCGGGATTACAATTCGCTTGCTGTTCGCACACGTTCTGACGTTTCAGATTTACACCTTATCATTGACGCTGATTTGCAAGCTGAAATGGATGTCGATGTTTTAGCTAAAGCATTCAACATGGACAAAACTGATTTTCTTGGAAACGTGACTGTCATCGACAATTTCGCTTCCAGCGGTCTAGAAGCAGTCTTGGTTGATAAGGAGTGGTTCATGGTTTACGACAACTTACAGAAACTTGAAACCATCCGAAATCCTAAAGGCTTGTATTGGAATTATTTCTATCATGTTTGGCAGACGCTTTCCGTTTCCCGATTCGCTAATGCGGTTGCTTTCGTTTCCGGTACGGTTGCCCCTGTTACTCAGGTTATTGTTGATCCTACAATCATTACATTGAAAGCAGGACAATCGTTTGAGTTTACGGCTTATGTTCGCCAAACGGACAACGTTGATTATCCGGTTACATGGACGGTAACAGCAGCATCCGGTTCCACGGTGGCAGCAGGAACAGCTATTGACGCTGACGGAAAATTGACACTTGGTGCAACGCAAACTGGACAGCTATCTGTCAAAGCTTCCGTCACTTATGGAGTAGACCCTGACGATGTGACGGTTGAAGGTGAAAGCATCGTTACTGTTGTATAAGGAGTGAAATGGTATGGCTATCGTACCGTTAAGCGGAACGAACATCCGGTTGTTATCGGGTGTTCCCTTCTCTAACGACTACAAACATTCAAGATGGTTTGATTTTCAATCCGATCAAACCAATTGGTTCACTGCTAAACCTATTGTTCACTCTATAACGCAAGCCAATTTCCAGCGTATAGATGGCACACATTTTGTCGCGGTTGATGCGTCAATTGACGACTTACGGAATGTTAACTATTTAATGTTCCAAAATGCTGCCTACAACAATAAATGGTTTTACGCATTTGTAACCAAAGTTGAATACAAACAACGTAACACCACATATGTTCATTTTGAAATTGATGTCTTACAAACTTGGTTGTTTGACATGGATTTCAAGAAGTCATTTGTGGAACGTGAACATTGCAAGCTATGGAATAGTGACGGCACGCCTGTTGTCAACACTATAGATGAAGGACTAAACTATGGAACCGAATATGATGTTGTTGGCGCTGAAATGTTTGTTCCAACTAACGGTTATTTATTCCTTGTCATTATTTCCAAGTCTACCCTTCATGTTGCTGACGGTTACCCAGATTCTAACTATATCAAGTCAAGCATGAATGGTGGAATACAGCCGCTGTCATATTACATCCATCCTTTCAGCGTCACCGGAGAGGTTCCAGCCGTTAAGCTAGGCAGCACCACATATGGTATTGCAGAACTGCCTGACTTGATTAACCAACTGTATAAAGATACCACAGCAGTTAATAATGTTGTTTCAATGTATGTTACCGATCATATTGGAATACATTTCGATGAGATTACCTCTCTAACTGTTGAGCCGGATTTGAATGTTTTTCAAGAGTTGAAGATTGTTAGTCTCGGTTCAGCAGGGAGTGGTTCTCTTGTTAATACTGTCTACGTTGAAAGAAGTTTAGCATACACCATTACAACACTTTCATGTGGGAAAAAGTACCTTCCTTTCGGTGGCGTATACACATCAACACTGGAATTTCCTGATATTAAGGAAAGCAAGCTGTTAATGTACCCATACGCTTTCACCCAATTAGATGATTTTAGAGGGAATAGAACCATACTCAAAAATGAGTACATAAACGACGATGAGGTTAGAGTCGATGTTATGGGTTCGATGGGTACAACTGCAAAGGTTGCTTATGCTCCTAAAAACTATCTAACAGACGGTATAACGTCTCCGGTTGATCGGCAAAGTATTTCGCTGGAACATGCGCTAATTGATAGTAGCCCTAAAGATGTGGCAATTGTAACAGACTTGTTATCTGCATACATTCAAGGGAATAAAAACTCCATGCTGAATCAAGTAAACACCATTGCTTTCAATGGAGCTATGGATGTAATTGGTGGTGCAGTTAGCGGAATAGCAGGAGTACAAAATGCAAAATCAAGAGCAGGAATGATTGGTTCCGCTGTTAGCGGTGGAATGAACATGATACGTGGTGGCGGAAATGCAATGCTGCAATTGCAGGGCATCCAAGCCAAAATTAAAGACATTAACAATATGCCTCCATCGTTATCCAAAATGAATAGTAATACTGCTTTTCAATACGGAAACGGCTATTATGGGTTTTGGCGCATCAGTAAACGCATCAAACCGGAGTATGCTAAAAAGCTGGAAGACTTCTTTGGAATGTATGGTTACAAAGTCAACGAACTGAAAATTCCAAACTTTCACACTCGACAAAGCTGGAACTATGTTCAAACCATTTCTTGTAACATACAAGGAAACTTCAATAATGAAGACTTGCAAGAACTAAAAAATGTTTTCGATAATGGAGTCACATTGTGGCATGTTGACGATGTTGGAAACTACTCGTTATCGAATGAGGTGCTATGATGAGTAGAAACAGCAAACGCCATAGTCGTTATCAGAACACACAACAACAACGATGGTACTACCATTACTATCAATATTTAACCTCTCTAGCGTATCAACTTTTTGAATGGGAAAACCTTCCTCCAAGTGTTGATCCGCGTTACCTTGAATTGAGCTTACATCAATTCGGGTTTGTCGGTTTCTACAAGGACCCGAAAATTGGCTACATTGCAACACAAGGAGCCGTATCCGGTACACTAGACCATTATTTATTGCCTGACAGATTCCACGCAGCGACTCCAACCTATCAAAACACATTCAAACTATATAATTATAGCGACTTGAAAAGTGATAAGATGGGTGTGGTTATTTGGAACAATGACTATCATGTTCCAACGCTTTCATCGCTTGAATTATTTGCACAAGATTTAGCAGAAATAAAAATGGTTATACAGGTAAACCAAAACGCTCAAAAAACGCCTGTTCTTATTACTGCTAACGATAACACAAAATTAAGTATTCAACACATCTACGCACAATATGAGGGCAATGCTCCTGTTATCGTTACACACGAAAGTGTTCAAACTGACACTATCAAAGTTCATAAAACGGATGCTCCATATGTAGTAGACAAGTTGAACACACAGCGCAACGCAGTATGGAATGAGGTTATGACGTTTCTAGGTATTCAAAATGCAAACCTTGAAAAAAGGGAACGCATGATAACAAGTGAAGCGGAAAGCAATGATGAACAGATTCAAAATAGCGCTAGTATTTTTCTCAAATCAAGGCTTGAAGCTTGCAAGAAAATAAACGAGCTTTATGGGCTTGGCTTGAATGTAAAACTTCGCTGTGAAGTGGTTGAGGAATTTGATAAAAATTCAGGCAAGGAGGGTAAAGAAAATGCTGTTTAACTACACAACACCGCTACGGTCATTTTTTGAAAACCTCCCTGAAAATTCTAATCAATCTCTACCACATCGGCAAGTTATCGAAAATGGACGTTCAAAATTGTTTGACTTTGATTATCCAGTTTTTGATGAATCTTACAAGAATGTTTTCGAGACTCATTTCATCCGAAATTTCTATATGCGTGAAATCGGTTTTGAAACATTCGGTTTGTTCAAGTTTCAGCTTGAATCATGGTTACTAATCAACATGCCATACTGGAACAAAATGTTTGAGAGTGAGCTACTAAAATATGATCCTCTAACAAACAGCAAAATGGAGACTCATTCAACCAAACATAGTGATAAGAAACAAACCGATGAACGAGACATAACCAACACAAGCATTGTCAACGGCACATCGGATACCGAAAACAACCGCACTATTGCAACCGACACAAGCGAAACTGCAAGCAGCACACAAGCAAATACAGGAACAGTGAAAAGTGATTCAAGCACTATAAGCAATGATTCTGGTAGCGATACGACAACCGAAACCGATGATAACTTTAGTAGGCAGCTTGAAAGTAATAATCCCGATAGCAGATTGACATTGACAGCTAACGATGGCGAAGGCGTAATCGAATATGCAAGCAGCATCAAAGAAAACAACGAAAACAACGCACGAACCAAGACAAGTAACACCGAAAATAATGTTCAATCTAACAGTTTGGAAAATTCGTCAACCTCTCAAACTTCCGATGTAGATTCTAACACCAACGGTTCAATAGACACAACTGATAATCAATCGGTGAATACCACATCAAACGTTACGGAAAACGGTTCGCGCAATGATACGCTTTCCAGTAACATCAACGATGTGGAGGATTATATTCAATACCGCATTGGTAAAATCGGTATACAGTCATTCCCTAAAATGGTGGCAGAATATCGTGCTTCACTACTACGCATTGAAAAGCAAATTTTCGAAGAAATGAACGAACTATTCATGCTAGTATATTAAGGAGGTGAAAACATGATTGAAAAACTTCTATACCATTTACCATTTTTTAATCGACAATTCGATTTCAACACGGAAGAACTTTCTAGCATCGAATTGGCAGCAAGAACAGCACAGAAAATGAATGAAGTAATCGACCTAGCAAATACTGTTGACGACAAGATTGCGCTTAAAGAGGATAGCTCTAAAATCACTCTAATGCGCAAGCTATCTGAATCAGGTGTTTTTACAGGTTGGTTGTCAAACAAATCTGTTGCACAAGTTTTGACAGATATACAAGATACGTTGTCATTAGCTAAAACGATTATAGACATGGTGAATAATCGCGAGTCAATTGGAACCATATACGATGGTGGTGTGTTCCTAGAAACTGATCCACCAACCTTTGATATTGAGGGTGGTTTGTTTTGAGTATTTTAGCTAAATTTTTCCCCTCCACTTCAATATTCTTTAAGTACTTTGATGCTCACCCCTATGTATCACATCAGGGAGACGAAATCAAAGTACCATTGACTCCAGACTTGAAGGGTATAGACATCATAGAGCTAACTGGAAACAAAGATTTTATGGTGAAGGTTAGTGACGATGAAACGCAATTAATTTTAACAAATGTTTTAGACGGGGGAGAGTTTTAATTGGCGACTATATTGAAGTTTAAGAGAGGGGTAAACGCAAACGTTGGTACTCTTACCCTTCAAGCCGGGGAACCAGCTTTTGTAACTGATACTGGAAAGCTTTATATCGGCGATGGTACGAACAAGATTTTAATCAATCCGACATACGGAACGGCTGCAACGAAAGACACCGGAACAGCAAGTGGAAATGTCCCTGTTTTAGATTCAAGCGGAAAACTTGCATCTAGCGTCATTCCTTCAATAGCAATGACAGAGACATATGAAGTCGGTTCGCAAGCAGCAATGTTAGCATTATCGGTTAATGTCGGTGACGTTGCCATTCGTACCGATGAAAACAAATCCTATATTTTAGCGTTTGAACCAGCTTCAACACTATCAAACTGGATATGGCTGAGAACGCCAACCGATGCGGTTTTAAGTGTAGCAGGAAAAACGGGTGCGGTAACATTAACTTCCTCCGATGTTGGACTTGGCAATGTTACCAATGAGAGCAAGGCGACCATGTTCACAAATGCAGCGCTAACAGGAGTACCAACCGCACCAACCGCATCCACAGCAACAAATAATACACAAATAGCGACAACGGCTTATGTAAAATCGCAAGCATATTTAACAGCATCAGATATAGCAAGTCTGACAATAGATGGAGGTACTTTCTAATGAGTGATTTAATTCGCATCAAAAGAGGATTGAAGGCAAATCTTCCGGCATTAATGCAAGGTGAATTTGGTTTTTGTACGGATACGGAAGAACTTTTTATTGGTGGTACAAGTGGAAACATATTGATTGCAAAGAAAAATCAAGACCAATTGAATGTTAAAGACTTTGGTGCAAAGGGAAACGGTACAACTGACGATACCACTGCTTTTCAATTGGCAATTGATACCGCTATCTCTCTAGGAATTAAGACAATTTATATTCCATCTGGAACGTTCTTTTTCGCTGCTGCAAGTGCTTCTCTTGATCCGAAAACAGGAGACTTGACGTTCAAGGGTAATGGTTACAACAACACCATTATGTTGTTCAATGAAGGAACAGGAACAACACAATCAACACAAAAGGAATTGTTTGAGAACTATCAGAATATAGCGAAGGGTTCTCTTGAATTTGTAGGAATACAATTCAAAGGTACTTTTACCTCCGGTGGCTACGTTGCACGTGGTGGTGCTTGTATGGCTTTATGGTACTATCCAGAAATAAACATTCATGACTGCAAATTTTACGATATGTCGTTTATGGCTACATGGTGTGAATTTATCGGGAAGGTTAAGTTTGTAAATAACCATGTTGAGCGAATAGCTGCTGATATGTGTCGGTTCCGGTCATCGTCAAATGTTTTCGTTGACAACAACTATTTCAAGCATTGTGACGATGATGCAATTGCATTACACCAAAATGCGCAACTGTATCAGAACGGAACAATCCGTGAATCGATCATTGTGTCTAACAACATTTTGGAAGATGTTTGTGGAATCAAAATTCTTGGAGGTCGCGAGGTTAGCGTACATGATAACATTTTGCGGCGTGTAAAGGAATCAGGAATCCATGTAATTGGCGATACGATTGAGGGTGCAAACCCTATGTTCGGAATTAGCATCCACAACAATCAAATCTATGATTCATTATCTCGTGCTCCATTCACATCACCGATTTCAAATGTAATCGTGGTTCAAGGGTTGGGGCAAAAAGGTGGATCGGAAACAAGCGGCGTAATCCCCGGTCAAAATGCAAGTTTGAGCAAGACACATACTCTACCCTTTCCGTATCGCAATAAAGATTATAACGTTGCAAGCAATTCGCTTCCACCGTCTTACCTTGTTTCAATCCATAACAACATCATTGCAAAAACACTGTACGCAGGAAACTACTCTGATTGGGGATATGGACAAGCTTTCTCCAATACTGGATTTTCAAATCCTGCTGTTAGTGACATCAACATGCGCCCCGGTTTCGGGATTTATGTGGAAGGAAATGCGCGGAATGTGCGTATAAGCGAAAACACCATTTCATGTGTAAATATCGGTATTGGGTTTGCAGCGCCAACAACTAATTTTGGTCTTAACAATATTATGGTTGCTGAAAATCTAGTATTTGACTTCGACCAAATGGGCGTATTCATGAGTGCTGGAAGTGAGCTTAATACCGACATCACTTTTGACGGTAATAGTTTTGACGCTGATCCATATCACACTCATGCAAACCGTGGTGCAACAGGTGGATGGAGTGCTGACGGTTTACCTCAAGCTATTCGCGGCGATAACTTGATCGGTATTAAAGTGATGAACAACCGATTCAAAAATTTGTGTAGCCCAATATCCTCCAACTACAATGCGTATTGGGTTTATCTCAATAACATCATTCGTTGTGATCCAACAATAAACGGTTTTAACACCGGAAATAAAGGTGTTGGAAATATCTTCTATGGACACGGAATGTGGCTGCATGAGATTTACGGTTGTGATCCAACAGCATCCGATTATATGAAGCAGAAAAACATTACAATTCAGGTAGGATTAGGTATGCCGACATCAGGGAAATATGTGGTTGGTCATTTTGTTCAAAATGTCAACTACGGATTAGCTGTTCACGGTTGGGTGCGGTTGAATACCGGAACAGGACATGCGGCGACTGATTGGAAAGCCATTCCTATTAGCTAAAGGTGATGTTAAATGACCTATTCGGATAACCGATTCCTAACACTTGTCGAGATGAAGGTTAATGCTAAATACATCCTTGATTATCTCTTATTGCGAGGGTGGACGAAAAACGCCATATGTGGGATGCTAGGGAACATGCAAACCGAAAGCACGATTAATCCCGGAATTTGGGAGTCATTAGCTGCTGGAAACTTTTCAAAGGGTTTCGGTTTGGTTCAATGGACTCCGGCAAGCAAATACACAGAATGGGCTAGTGCAAATGGTTTTCCTTGGGAATCCATGGACAGCAACTTAAAACGGATATTGTATGAAGTTCAAAATAACATCCAATGGATTCATCCAACCATGACATTTGAACAGTTCACACAATCAACCGATACAGCTTACAATTTGGCTATGCTATTCTTAGCACACTATGAGCGTCCAGCTAATCCCAATCAACCGAATAGGGGAACGCAAGCCGAATATTGGTCGGAAGTCTTGACAGGGAGTGATTCTGTTATTGGTGGAGCGCTCCCTCCTCCATCGGAGAAAGACAAAAGTTATCAAGTTGTGTCGATGTTATTAACTGACTCTTTACATGGATGGAAGTGGTAATATTGGATGAGAAAAAACTTCAATTTATCAAGGATTTTATAAGCACTCTAGGCTTTCCAATTGTTGTGACGATATGGTTGCTTTGGGAACGTTGGACTCTAATCCAACAATTGACGCAAACAATAAGCAAAAATACAGAAGTTGTGCAGCAGCTTATCAATCAGATTAAATGACTTATGGGAGGGTAGCTCCCTCCCTCCTTTAAGGAGGAATGTTTCACGTGGAACAAATGATGCAAATGTTAAAGGAGTTTTGTAATGAGAAAGGTTATGAATTAAATATTAATTATATGAGTGAAAACGATGCAAAGTTCATCCTTGCTATAATGAGTTATTATTGGGGATTGATGGAAGCTTATCCAGATATACAAGAGGAGACTCACCGCACAGCTAACATATTGAGAAAATCGATGGGGATGGATTACGATGGTTAAAACTGATTTATATTACAATGCTAATAAGATGTTATCTTACAACAGAATACTAAACTTCATTATTGGAGCACGTGGTATCGGTAAATCCTTTGCAATGAAGGAATATCCAATCAAACGTTTCATTAAACATGGTGAACAATTTATATATGTTCGGAGGTATAAAGATGAACTTAAAAAGATTGGCAACTATTTTAATGACATTATGGTTAAATTTCCCGAACATACTTTTAAGGTTAAAGGCAGACAACTTTATATTGATGATAAGGTTGCAGGATGGGCTATTCCGCTGTCCACTTGGCAAAGTGAGAAATCAAACGCTTATCCAAGCGTATCCACCATAATTTTCGATGAGTTTATAAGGGAAAAAGATAACAGCGGATACATACCGAATGAAGTTGAAGCATTATTAAATCTAATGGATACTGTTTTTCGTAATAGGGATAATGTTCGCTGCATATGTCTATCTAATGCGGTATCAGTAGTTAATCCTTATTTCCTGTATTTTAATCTAGTACCGAACATTAATAAGCGGTTTAATGCATATGAGAACATTTTGATTGAAATTCCTGATTCTAAAGACTTTTCAGACGAACGTAGAAAAACCCGTTTTGGGTCCTTGATCGATGGGACAGAATATGGTGATATGTCGCTGGATAATGAATTTACCAATGATAGTGGCTTGTTTATTGAAAAGCGTTCAAAAGATAGCAAGTATAAATTCAGTGTTGTCTATAAGGGAATGACTATGGGAGTTTGGGTGGATGTTAATGCTGGAATTATGTATCTTTCACATGACCATGATCCAAGCAGCAAAAACGTGTTTGCATTGACAACTGATGATATTAACGAAAATGCTATGCTTATAACAGGATGGAAAAATAACTATTTCCTTTTCAAAATGGCAAGGGCTTTCACGAATGGTTATTTGAGATTTGATAACCAAGTTCTACGAAACATTGGTTATGAAATGTTTAATAAAATGAGGATTCAGTGAGGGAGGTGAAAACATGGTTAAAATTGAAAGCTACGAAACCTATAAATATCAATACGCGGATAATGAAGAAATGACCGAACATATCAAGACTATGGGTGATTTAGATTATATCTTGGTTTCGGTTTCGTCTGTTGCGCTTATCGCCATATACAAAAAGATACTACCCTAAATGGGTAGTATCGCGCACAATGGTAAGCGGTAACTTGCTTCCGCCCTGTATGGTGGTTGGCTGTTGATGAGAGACTACAAAGATTTTCACGGATGCGGGTTTGATAATTGTGGGCTGTCCATGACCGTTTCGGAAGTCTTGGAAGGAAGCGTTTTTCCATTCTTCACTGTCCATAAACGCTGAAACAATAGCCCACTTTTCGCCCCATCTTGTCGTAGTCATATCAGTACGCTGATACTCAATAAAGCCTATGCTTACTCCGTTGTCGGTTCGTACCGCGAAAAAAGCGTCAGCACAAAACTTAAAACGATCTCCAAATTTTTCACGTAATTCGGTTTTCCATCGTATTAATTGCCCTTTATTATTCAAGTGATACCAACAATCTGCAAGACCCAACCAATGATCGACTTTTCCTGATGTGAGAGGGATCGGTTTCCATGTGACTCCTAGCGAATCCCTGCCCTTTTTGGTTAGTCTCCATACCTTTGTTTTTCCAGCTAAACCACGGTTAAGCCCTTCGATCAACTTTTCATCTTGCAATTTACACAACATATCGGATGCACGTTTATTTGGTTGGTTGTTCGTAAAATAACGTGCGATTTGATCGGTTGAAACGATCGGACAATTACTGAACATCGTTAATATCATCTGTTTCCGTTCCATGCTCAACCTCCTTGTCAAAATTCCATGGATATTTGTATGGTGCTAAAACGGTTTCCCATGATGTTAGCCCTTTTGCTCTGTCTTCATTGGTTAAATCCTTTTCCTCATCTGGTCCGACAAACGGTGAATGAAATATCGTATCGGTTGAAGCTGCATAGATGCCTCTGCCGGGTGTTTTATGAGGCAGCTTTTCAGCGCCGGGATGGTCGATAATGATTTCACTATTGGAGGCTGTTTTCGTGCGGAACGCTATGGATACATCCATGTTTTGTTTTACGGATGGGTGGACGGTATTAACATCGGGTCTTTGTGTACATACAATGACACCAACGTTCGCCTCCCGACCAACACAAGCAACCGCAGCCATGTCAGCATAGGCTTTCGTTGCTATTTGCTTATCCTCTGATGTTACTTGTAGGTGTGGCGATAATACGCCTAACTCATCGATTATAACCATTCGCCATTGAAAGCCTTTTGTTTTCCCTCTTTCGTTGCTGTTCCATACTATATCAGATCGTTCATTCATGATTCGCCTTGATTCGCTCATGATGGATGCGCTTCCGGCAACGTCTCTAACGATTCTTCTAATGTGGGGTATTCCTCTAAACGGCATGAACGAAAAGCCTTTACCATCTACTATATCTATTCGCAGTTCATCCGGTGTAAAGCGGCTGATAAGCTGTAACATAATTAGCCTGATAAGATCGGTTTTTCCGTAGCCTGATGAGGAACCAACAAGCATGTGAGGAACGCGGAAATTATGTGTAACCGGATTGCCTAATTGGTCGAAACCTATTAGTACGGTTTTACCTGTTGTCATGGTGAGCATATCAGCGGTAAATGGTATGAGTGTTGGGAAATCCTTTTTACCAATGGATATTTGTGCGACTCCTGCACGATCACGGATTTTTACGTATGCACCGCAAACCGCATAAATTGCGTCAATGTGTTGGAGGAGGTCTTTACAGCTATAGCCTAGAGGAACGCGGAGAGCAATATCAACACTATCGTCGTTTTCACGGTAATCGATGAGTTTCCATGGTTGAGGGATACGGGCATACGTGCGACCGTCTTTGTCTTTCTTCTCTTTGATTTCTCGTGGACATTTCAAGGCAGTTATTTGTTGGATCGAATCAATGTAGTATTTAGCGTTCATAAATAGATACCCAAGTGACCTAGGAATACAGCGAAAAAAGCTTTCATCCCCTTATAAAGAAGGGGATAAGCGATAAAGCCCCATGAGAGGAAGCACACCAAAAGCTTGACATCGTTCCAGAATTTGTTGCGCTTCTCCTCTCCCTCACCCTCATATAAATCGTCAGAATCGAAATCGAAGTCTTTCCCGTTAATCTTGACAGTCATTTTAACATCACCCCAATGATAAAATTAGCGGTATCGTGAACCGCATCATCCCATGTGTGGGATATGAATTTTGTAAAACGGTAAGCATCATAAATGTTATCAAATATGTCGCGGTATTGAGGATTGTTGTCGTGGTTCGCTATGATCGATTGAGTGTTTAGTTGATTAAACTCGTGGACGTTGGAATATTGTTGACACATGGAAGCATCAATGTAATGGGGACAGGTGGAACCTCTAACTTCAATCGGTATCCCATTCACTTTCACTATCGGCATAAGCCCACTTCCTAGCCTTAATTATTTTTAATCGGTAGTCGATTAAGTCAGCAAAACAACCAACGGTTATAATATCTAATGTGAGAAGAAAACCGAGGACTAAATAGTCACTCGGTGTCAGCGTCGGTTTCGGTGTCGGTATCATCAGCTTCAACAACATCCCCCATTATGGATTTGTAAGACTTAATCGCTTTTTGAACGATACGGATTAATTCTTTTGTTTTCTGTAGTTCCTTCTCCTGTTCTGCCTTAACCGCTAACAAACGCTTTAGTTCCTGCTCAAATGATTCTGTCATTGTCTATTCCTCCTATGGTTTATAAGATACTACCTTATACAGTATATGCGTCTAGGGTGGATTTGATACATGGATTTGATTATGGATATGGTGGCTTGTAAACATAACATGAAGGGTGGATGTGGTTGCTTGGTCTAGGGTGGATTTGATGGGTGGATGCCGTTCCACCTTGAAAAGCTAGTCGTATCAAGGCAAGGACAGGGGTAGACAAGCGGCGCAAGCCATAGCCCCTAAAAGCCCTCCCCTTTAGGGAGAGGGTGGAGAGGGCTAGAAGGAGTGGTGTGGTGCGTTAATCGTTGTCGCGTGTGGCTGCTGCTTGCTGCATGGTTGTTGTCGCTTCATGGTGTGCGGCAAGCTGTTCGCGGCGTGTTCGCCTTTTTGCCTTGATGCGTTTCGTGATGTAAACTCCAAGCAGGACAAGACCGATGACAATTAGTGTGAGCAGTAGCTTGGTGAATGTTGTGATGAGTGTAATGATCGATACGATGACTGTTAGTGCTTCCAATTTGCTGTTACCTCCTTCCGTGGCGTATGGTGCTGTTGTGGTCGCTTGGCTGTCTCATCAGTACCGGAGAGCCGTTCCGGTAGACGCTGCAATTGCAGCGTTTCAACTATGCGCGAACTGCTTTGGTGAATGCGGTTATGAAACGTTGAATGTCGCTGTCAGGATCGAAAGATTCCATAATGTAATGATTGGTCTTATTGAACCTGTATCCGGTAACTGTTGGCTCCCATAGGTGGTTGCCTCCCTGTGCACCTGTTTGCATAATCCAAACTTGTAAGCCGTAACGAGGATTTCCCAATGTGCTGTTAGTGGTACGAACACAGGTTATTAGAACGTTACGTGTAATTGCTTCGGAAGTTTGGATGGTTGCGGTGTATAATTTGCTGTACATTTTGGTTGTCTCCTTTGTGTGGGCTGTCTCATCAGTAGCGGCTGCCCTTGACCGCTAGACGCTGCATGGTGCAGCGTTTCGACTATTCACCATAAAATGCAATTTCAAGTTCAATTAGTTCTCGTGTTAAACGTTCGGCTGTTTGGTAATCGTTATTGTCTTCTGCTTGTGCTATCGCTAGAATGAGTCGTTTGTGTTCACGTTCGTAGGCTTGTTTGGTCATTTTATTTAGCTCCTTTGTGCGCTGTTTTGCGCTTGTTTTATGTTTCATTTCCTATATCTATAGTATACTAAAATGGAGCACGAAATGCAAGCC